ATGTGTTGCGGTCAAATTGTTGCTCTGTCATGCTGCTTGTCCTCTCAATGCCGCCTTGCAGTTGGCGATGTGTGCTAATATTTTTTCTTGCGGGAGATTTACGATTTTTTGCTCAATCATTTCCGGGATGTCTTCGAACTCAAATCCCAACCGCACTTTTTCGGCGGCTTCGTTCAAAATTCTTGGGATGGCTTTCAGCGTGTCATCAAGAGGTTTATTCCAGTATTGGTTGTAAAGCGTCTTGAGCACCCAATATTCAGCCTTGGACTGATATTTGAATTCGTGCTGGTTAAATCTCGCGTAACCCATGTAGTTTTTGTAACGCTGAATTAATTCTTCGGCAGTTGGTAAGCCTAAGGCGTGATAGTCTTCAAACTGGCACCACGCAATAAACTGTCCCACACTTGGGAAAAATGGGCTTTCGGATTTTGCTGCCAAGTCCAATCCTCGTTTTAGGGATTGAGGATTCACTACGCCCGCTTTGAATAATTCTTCGAGCCAAACTTGCTTTGTTTCGTTGTACTCAATCTCGCTATCAAATGCGTGTTTCCATGCCGGGAAGATGGATTTCAATCGCACAAACATCCGGTCAATTAAGCGAACGGCGTTGCTGGGAATATCAGACTTTGTGACCGCACTTTTGGCGGGTTCCGTTGGAATTATGTTTTTCATCTCAACTCCTCCGGAATGAGTTCAGGATCGATATTTAATTTTCTACCTACAGCCCAAGAGCCATCATCAGCAAAGGCGCTTGTTTTTCGGGTGTTTGTAGCCGTTGCTACGTTGTCATCACGCCAATTCCATTCAGCTTTGAACCCCTGCCAATTGCGCTCGATGGATATTGTGATTGCTTCGGCAAGAGGTATCCCTGCTTTGTGCGATTCTCGCTGATAGCCAACAAGTACGGTTTTTGTGATTACTGCTCGTTTTGATTTTCGGTGGGCAATAAAATCTTCGGCAAGCTGACCAACGATTCCAAATTCAGCAAGCAAGGCAAGCGAATTTTTTTGCGTAGTTTTTTTATTTGTATTTTGTATAGTGTTTTTAATATTGTTTATTGTGTGTGAACTTTCTTCACAGGTGACTTGTGAACTTTCTTCATGGGTGCTGTGAACTTTTTTCACAGGTGAACTTTCTTCACAGGTGACTTGTGAATTTTCTTCATGGGTAATTTTTGAGTAAGAATTCACGGCATAAACACCGGTATTTCTTGCCCCATTTTCTTTCACTAATAAACCGTATTTAACAAGAGATTCGCAGGCTTTAATCACCGCACTATTGCTTAATCCAGTGGCTTTCATAAACTGACTGATTGAGATATTGTCGCTTTCTTTGTTCCAGCCTTTAGTTTTTCGGATGACCACCAGATAACACTTCAATTCCGCTCCGGTTAAATCTGGCAGCAGTTCATCAATAACAGCATTTGGCACCTGTAAAAAATTAGGAATAAATTTAGATTCGTTATTCATGCCGCCACCTTCTCTTGTATAAATTTGCCGTTCCACGTTGTTTTCATAGGCAACAACCCTTTTGCGTACCACTCATAAAGTTTTGCCGCGCCTTTTTTAAGTAACGTTGGCTTGTATTTGATAATCGGATCGCAACCATGCGGGGTAAACTCATTAGCTTCTTCGGTCATATACACATCACGGGCATAAGACGTTACGCGCCATTCACCGCGCAGGTCTCTGTAAAGCCAGTTCTTTTGTTGCAAAAATGCATTGATTTGCGTCGAATTTACGCCGTTTAAGCTCTTAACGAATTGAGGTGCGGTCATTCCCGTCCGGAAGTAATTACTCATCGCTTCAATGCGATCGGCTTGCTGTTTGTTTTCCAGTTTTAAGGTTTCTTCGCGCTCTACTGATTCCGCCAACTCACGCAATGCTGCGACGTAGTTTTGTGGTAAAAGTGCGGTCGATTTTTGATGACTTACCAAGCTGTCAAATGTGCGAATAACGTATAAGTGGAATTTCGGACTAATCCACATTGCGTAAGCGTAAACAAGTTCTTTACTTACGAATGTCCCAAGTCCTTGTTTTGTAAGGATAGACGGAATTCCGTCTTTTGAAATTTCGCCGATTAACTCTTGCGTTTGCTGATTTGATAACCAGTAAGCAGGACGATGACGACTTTCACCACCACTTGCTTGATGTAAATCATTTAAGCAAAAACGCCCTTGTTCATCTTGGCGAATTTGTGTATCATAAAGCTGTATTTTGGTTTTCATAAAAATTCCTTCGTACAGAACCACGGTTGCCGCCGTGGTTTTTATTTGCCTTTAGTACTTGACGTTTTTACAAAACGTTTTGCCTTATCTAATAAATACGTCATCACATCCGGTTTAAACGAACTGCGTTGACGATATTCTTTTAAGCACATCTCCACTGCGCTATTGATTGACGCAAGATCTGCCCCCCCTGAATCAGGGCTTGGCGGAGTTGTTTTTCAATAAATTCTTCTGCGTGCATTGTTGTTTCCCTGAGTTTCTTAATACCGCCCAATCGACATCGGGGCGCAGTTCTTCACACGTCACCTCGCCACTTGTCAGTTTTTCGATCTCAATACAACGTTCTGCCGAAACCTGTACAACGCCATTCAACCACTGCCAAACTTGCGCTCTGGTAACGTTTAATGCTTTTGCTAATTCAACTTGTGATCCAAGTTTTTCAATCGCTTTTCCTAGTGCAATCTGTTTTTTATTCATGCCTTATAACTCTTGTATATCAACATAATACACAAGTATAAAATAAATATACATTCAGGTAAAGCAATTTTATATTTAAAAAGTATAATAAAACTTTACAATAAGAGCGGTAAGCAATAAGGAGGATAAAATGGCTAATCTAAATCTGAGCGAATGGGTTAAAAAAGCTCGTAATGCGGCAGGACTTACTCAAGAAGCCTTAGCTGATAAACTTAATATGACTAAAGCAAATGTTTCAGCTATGGAAAATGGTAGAACGACTCCAAGTTTTATGAACATCTTAGAAATGGCTACTTTGGCGGGAATTCCTCTACCTCATGTTGAAGATAATGAATTGACTGAATTATCTAGCGCACAAAAGGAAGATACTATAATCATCCCAGAGTATCAGGCTCGCGCCGAATGTGGACAAGGTTTTGATGGAAATGACGATGTGGCAAATATTGCAGGAGGATTGCCATTTAGCAGAAAGCAGTTGGCCTCTCTTGGCATACACGAAAAAGACGCCTGCATAATTTACGCGATGGGCGACAGTATGTCCCCAACAATAGAAAACGGTGCAACCGTAATGTTAGACCTCTCCCAGACAACACCTATAGAAGGCGCTGTTTTCGCTATTATTAGAACCGGAAATGGTACTGTCATCAAAAGACTGCGACGCGGAGCCGATCGCACATGGCTCTATAGCAGCGACAATGTAGATAAAAATAAATACCCTGATTTATTTTCCTTTGAGGAGGATAGAATCATTGGTCGCGTAGTATGGCAAGGTGGTTTTAACGGGCTATAGCAACCTTATTGTTGAGGGGATGAAATGAGCAGACTTCATATAAGACAAATTGCAACAAAAATCATAGAATTATTTGGAAATAAAGTGGACATCTCTGATATTCAGGATCCACAATCAGAGGAGGGAAAATCGCGGTGCTTAACACGCTATCTTGCTGCTTATGCTGTGATGAACTATGCGCAAACTTCTGAAATAGACGCAGCTAATTCAATAGTTGATGGTTATAACGATAATGGCATTGATGCATTCTACTATGCCCCAAACAATAAGAAAATTGTCATTGTTCAATCCAAATGGATTCATAAAGGCAGTGGACAACCTAACAATGGTGATGTGAAAAAATTTACGGACGGGATCCGTGATTTAATAGATTTACAATTTGAACGATTTAATCAAAAAGTCCAAAACAAACAAAATATCATCGAAAGTGCGATAAATTCTTTTGATTCAAAGTTTGATGTGATACTCATTCATACGGGTGATGAAGCTCTAAGTATCCATAACGACCGAACCATACAAGATCTTGTAGATGAACTCAATGATGCCGGGGATGGAACAAAAGAAAATATCATGACTTTTCATTATCTGTCCCAGGCTAAAATTCACGCCAGTCTCGCAAAAGGTGTAGAGGGGGATCCAATCAACATTGATGTAGGTCTTACCCAATGGGGAAAAGTGGAAGATCCTTACTATGCTGTCTTTGGCGTTGTTTCAGGAGAAGAAGTCCATTCTTGGTATAAACAATTCGGTAACCGCCTATTCTCGAAAAATATTCGTAAAATGTTAGGTTTTACTGATGTTAATGAAGAAATTAAAGAGACCATTCAACATACACCTGAAATGTTTTGGTTCTACAATAATGGCATTACGCTCATTGCAGACAGTGTTAAAAAATCCATCGCAAACGGAAATAATCGTGATATTGGCACATTTCAGCTACTTAATACCAATATTGTTAATGGCGCACAAACTGTTAGTACAATCGGACAAATAGATGACGAGGAACGAGTTAATCTTGAAAGTGTTCGGATCCCTATAAAAATCATCTCACTGGAGAAGGCTCCAGATAATGTTGGCATTAATATTACCAAAGCCAACAACAGGCAGAATCGAATTGAGAATAGAGATTTTGTTTCACTTGATGAACACCAAATTAGATTAAAAACAGAACTTGCTCTTGATAATATTGAATACAATATTTCTAGAGTGGAAACATTCAGAAGCGCAGAAAACGCTTTTGATCTTTCTGAGGCGACTATCGCACTTGCCTGCGCATCCAAACAAATCTCACTAGCTGTCCAAGCTAAAAGAGAAATTGGTAAGTTTTATGAAAATGTCAGCAAACAACCTTACTCCACTATCTTCAATGCGAACACCACAGGGAGGTATGTTTACACTGCTGTAAAATGCTTAAGACAAATTGAGCAACTTATTCAAGAAAAAGTAACCTCGCTGCCTAAACGAAGTGGAAAGGCTTACGGTACGTTAATTCACGGAAATAGAATGTTAGCCTTTCTTGTACTAAATCAAGTTGACATCCATCAATTTTCTCAGCAAAGCGAAATCAACTTGGATCCGCTTAACATTCCGGAAAAATTCAACGCAACTTATGAAAAACTCCTTAATATTATTGAGCATAACTACCCGGATAAAGTTTTAGGAACCTTATTTAAAAACGCTACAATTTGTAAAAATATTAACACCATCTTTGATAGCCAATAATTATAAAACCGCGCACTGACGCGGTTTTTTATTATCTGTAATTTACTACAACATCTTAAAAACCTACCGCACTTTCCGTACACCTCTTAATTGATTAAAAAATCATCAGATAGTAAAAAATAAATTTATTTAAAGTCAATTATTTACATACTAAAAGTCAATTATTTTAATATTTATGTATAAAAATACTTTACTTTGACGTAAAGCGAAATTATACTTAGCCACATCAAAACGAGATACACAAAAACAAGGAGCCAAAATGATAACTCTTCAAGATTTGAAAAAACAACTTAACTCAGTCGCACCGATTGAGTGCGGTTTAAAAGTCGGCGACCGAGTTATTTATAAAAACGACTTTGGAATCAAATTTGGACCGTTTGAAGTAATTGGATTTGAAAAGAAAGAGGCTATATCAGGCGGGCGCTTTA